ATGGAACAGCCGTCCCTATACAATCTGGCGCAGATGCTCGCCGAGCAAGAAGCCATACGTGCGCAGATTAAGGTTCTTTCTGGGAGGGATCAGGCGCTTGAGGGGCTTATTGGGGCCGTGCGCGCATATGAGGCAGCGGGGGCGGAATTTAGGGGCACCCCACTTGAAACCACCCCCCAAGGAGACGGTGACACGTCACGCATCGCCCCTAATGCAGCTATTCAACCTCGGGTTAGGATAAGGGCACGGCGACCCGCGCCGGTGATGCAAGCAACCGAGGTTGCCGTTAGCAATCTAATGGAGATGCTCGGCGAGCCCCTTCAGACCGGACAAATGCTCGAATTCCTCGGCACGGCACCGGACTTGAACTTGCCGGACGAAAATCCCTTGAATGTGTTGTCGGCACGCTTGTCTAACAGCAGCAAATTTCAAGGGCGACGGGGTAAAGGTTGGTGGTTTGCCGACCGTCCTTGGCCCGGTGAAGAAGATAGCGCCAATGAAAGTGCACAAGAATCTCGGGCGCTGGATGGGATCGAACCCACCAGCGCCCAAGATAACGGCGGGCTGCAACCCGACCGTCTCGCGGAGATGTTTGGCGAGCCAAGCACCTCTAATCCTCAACCCGGCTCCGACAGCCATGGATAAGAACAGGAGGGCGTCATGTGGTTCATGACCCGGAGATTACCGGTTAGCGGTCGTTAGACCGCCTATCCTGCCTGCCCCCTTCCAAAAGGGGTAAGGAATAGCGCCGCGCTCCCTTCCACAAGGAGTGCGGCGTTATGCATTTTGTAGCGTGATGATTTGATCTCGTCAAATTTGCGACCGCAACGCCTCGCGTGAAACCGGCTTGGGCCGCTTACAAGCCCTGTCATTTCGCCATTCTCAATGCGGCAAGCAATCCCCCCTCCCACCGCCAATGGTTCTGCACCTCTCGCGAAGATCGTAGCGCGCCCGCACGCACCACCGCACTCATCCGTGATCGAGCCGCCTTTCCGACAAACAACATCGAGGCTTCGGATGGGCTCCACCAGCGGCAGCGGGACTCGCGAAGTGTCCGTATCTACCGGTTGGTAGTGGCTGTCGTAGAGATGGCGGGCAATTCCTGCGCGTCCGGCTTCCCGCAGACGGGGGGCGAGACGGTGAGGGCAAACCTTGGCCCACGCCGGGCCGGTGGCAAGAACTGCGGCGATGGCGTCTTTGGTAATGAGCACAGCCTGATTCTCCGTCCTGACGCCCGACGTGAATTGCGGACCCTCCATCTTACGGGAGAAGCTCCTGTGGATAGCGCCGCCCCGCCAAGCCACATAAATAACGTCTGGCGAAAAATCATTCCACAACGCGGCAGGATCGCCATTGACGAATGCCCCCCATTTGGTGGAGACAGTCCGAAGGACATTGGTCCTATTGCTCCGGTCGCAACACGGAGCGCTGTAACACACTTCCCGAGCCGTAATCGGGTTGTTAGTTTTTGGCGCAGGATGCGACTATGGATGAGCAGACTACCAAGCAAGTAAAAATCTTGACTGATGCTGGCGCTTTGAAGTCAGCAGCGTTCGTCTCGACGCTTGGGCAGCTAAAGGGATTTAACTGGGGTAGGATCATCGCGGCTTTCGCGTCTGGTTCTGCCGTGACCATGGCTGCAAACCATGCTCCTTATTGGTTTAGCTAAACGTCTGATCCTTCAGTGGGGCGCTGTGAAGTTTAACGAAATCTGCAAATGATTTCCTACCACTAGCGCGCTGCATCTCCCTTGGTTCTTGCATTAATGCCCTTTGTCCGCTCCACCGCCGAAGAGGGGTTATCGGCTACGGAAGCGGATCAAGCTGGACGAGGATGGCGGACCGCGCCGCAATCAATGCATCAGTCGCAGTGTCCTTGTAAGCCTCCCAATCTGTTGCGTCAGGCGCGATGTTCCGCGCTATCTCCTCGATGATCGCATCTTCAGATGTTAAAGCGGCGCGGATGATCGCTTCGGCCACTCGGCTCATTTTGACGCTGCCTTCGATCTCCACCTTGGTGCCGTACTGATCGACAGCGCCGTCTCCAAGCTGATACCGAAGTTCTTTGACCGCTGCGTCTACTACCCTTTGTCGATACTCCATGCATTGCTCCTACCCTATGGCGGAACCATTCAATCGCAGTGGGAAGCAGGAATCAAGATATGCGCAGCCCGCGTTCATGTCCGCCAAGCGCGCGAAAACAAAAGGGCGCACGCCGCTAGACGTACGCCCCTGCCGGGTCTAATGTTCGATCACACCCGGCGATCACCTAATAAGGCGGCTCGCCACATGGGCTAACTCCTTTGTTTTCCTAAACGGGGGTTGAACATAAGCGGATGAGGGCCGGAATCCCTTTCCCCGCTTGGCGAAGCCGAGGTTTGTTAAACAAGCCTCGGCAGAACCCCTTAATGAGCCGCACGAGGCTCATGCGCAACCCCCTCCTAAAGAAATTTTCGCACATCAACTGCTAGACTCTTAATGCCGGATTATTCGGCTTCACTAGAGTTCACGCTACATCATTTAAAGCCACGATAAATGTTGGCATCTTTGGCGATAAATTATTCCACGCCATTGTTCGTACTTCACTTCCACAGCCTTCTACGTTGGTCAGTACGTTTAAACGTAGCGGAAAAAGTGTCCCCAACTTCGGCATAGTTTTTTGATCGCGTTTTGGTCAGTGGTTTCAAGCTACGCCATCGTGTTCGCCAGACGTACGAAATCCACGCGAGAATACGCCGGTCATTTCAGCATGCAGAAAAGCGGTCAGCCAAAATGGTCCGCAAACCGATGTACGTTTCAGTCTTCGCGACGGTCGCGGTATATGATGCGTTGCACCGTCTGCGTTTCGAAGATGCGGATGAGCGTCCAAACGATGCTCATAATAGCGGCTATCGCGGGGAGCACTTGCGAGATGGTGCCGATGATTACGCCGACGCTGATCACGTCGCCCAGCGCGGTTGCTGCGTGCCCAAGATCACCGGACATTAGAATGCGGTCCCGAGAATAACGGTGACATCCCCAATTGCATCCACGATTTCTGGATCGAGCGAAACGCCAACGGCAGTCGCCGCAGCGAGAAGACCGGCAATGAAAATCCGGCGAAAGGCGGACGACGCGATAGCGCTTCGTAGCGCCCTTTTAATCTTTGGAGACATATAGGTATTTAGGGCGAATGCGACTTTCCCAATCATGCAGGATGTGGGCCTTAATGATCGCGTGTTTTCGCACCCAAACTTAAGTCACATAATAAACTGCTTGTCACTCATTGGCGCTTGGCGTTTCCTCAACACCCTGCTCTAAATTCGCGAGCCGTTTTGGAACCGTCACTGGATTAGCCGGATCGCTGATATCAACGTCTACCATCCGCCAATCTTCATCGGTGATCAGGTAAGCTATAGTTTCCGTCGCTTGAGCCGCAACGTCGTCCTCGACACTCGCTGTGCACCCACCGATAACCGCGCCGTTCCGCTTAAGATAAAAAATAGCTCTCATTACTTTTGCCCAATAATCCCCGATAAGTTTACGTAATCGACGAAACCGCCGTCGCCGTAGCGCGCAAGTTCGATTTGGTAAGAATAATCGCCATCCAGAGACACGACATCCATGAACGGCAATGTTGTGATGGTGTAACCGCTTCGTGATCGAACCATATAAGAATCCCCGACCTGAACAGGATCATTGCCGTATCGACGACGGATGACGCGGGCACCCCAAGTATCATCGTTCGAGCCCGTCCTGTAATGGTCGATAGCGACATTCAGCATCACGGATGAATTCGAAACAAGGCCGGTGAAAACGAGGCGGGCGGATTGTCCCGAGTAGATCGGATTGCCCTCTTGATCATAATCGACAAGTTGCAAGGTAGATAATTCATACCATTGATTTTTGGTGCGGCTGCCGAATGAGTGGCTGCATGACGAGTAGAATGAGGCCATGCGCGTGACGGCATTGTTGGCGATCTTTCCCGTCGAGATTGAACCGCCGACCATAAGGTTTCCGCTGATCGCGACATCACCGACGATATCAACGCCAGCGCCGCCATTTGCATCGGCGTAGATCGACAATTGCGCTCGATTGTTACCGGCAACGGTTTGCGTCTGCCAGAATGCGGCAGTCCTTCCATTGAGGTTCGAGATAGAACCTTCCGTGGTCGAGACGCGTGAACTTAATCCTCCCACGCTGGATTCCAGATTAGATGTTCGCGAGGCCACCGCCCCGGTTGCATTCGCTGCCGTAACGGCTTCGTCAGTTATGCGCGCATTAGCGCTGCTCAATCCCCCTTCGACACCCTCCACCCGACCATTAAGTCCAGTGTAGCTGGCCTCCAATGTGGAAGTGCGTTGAGCAACGGCATTGGTTGAGGATGCGGCTGCGATTGATGCCTGCTCAACCAAAGCGCTTGCCGATGATAATGCAGCGTTGCTTTTTTCGGCAGCTACCCGTTCAATCTCCTGCGCCACCGTCGCATCAACTGGAATAGCGCCGATCTTTGCAACCATCTCTGCCGTGGCAGTAACGAGTCCATCAATCCTCTGCCGCGCCGTCTCGATGCGATTAACAACTTCATCGGCAGTCGAGTTTCCTACGGGCGTACCCGATGGCGCACCAACAGTCGCATTGTCCGCTGGTTTACCGGGCCCGGTAACGCCGCCCCAACCGGCAGTTTGCGCGGCACGATTCGCAATCGCGGTCAGAAGAGCCGTCTTACGTACGTCGTAAGTGACCAACCGGGAGACATAAGTCGCGCCATCAATCGAGGTATCGACGCCCGTGTCGTAATAGGCCGGTGCGAGCCCATTGAGGTAGCTCATAAGATTGAGATAAGCGGTGTCGTAAGTTTGCGCTTCCGATGTAACGTTTTGCGCCGCCGCCTCTGCCATCAGGACCGGACGTTCCACCGTGTATCCTTGGATACGGTCCATGAGACGGATTTTCTCCGCCCTGTCCAACACGCCATCGGCGACCATCGAAGCATATTCTGCCCGCGCGACATCTGCTTGCGCTTGCGCGAGCGCTGCCGCGTCCAAAGCCGCTTGTGCTTTCGCGTCATTCGCTGCCTGATCGGCGCTGATGTCAGCGATGGCTTTGCTGATTTCAGAGGTCGTGTGAACCCTCCAAGCCCGACTATGACCGTATTTCAGCCGCCAAACGGGTGGGCTGACCTCCAGCTGTTTCGTCGTGCCAGTGATCACCAACGGCAAACTCGATCGATCAGCCATCAACGTCGTGGGAGTAGCGTTGGAGAGGTACGAGCCTGCCCGAAATACACCTGTCTCATCGGCGAACACGATACCGGCAGCGTGCGCGAAAGCGGTGGTGACGGCTTCCCACACGGACATCTGCGTGTCGGCGTAAAGAGACCATGATTTGTCGCCGAACGCCGCGAACGTCACCGGATCGATGTGCGCAGATAGGACGCCAGCGCGGGTAAGGATCGCGGTCGCAATGGTGGCGATATTGGACGAGTATACGCCGCCGATCTTCGCGCCGCGCACATCAGCCGTCACTAGCCCGCTTGGCTGACCGCCGAGGCGGAAGATACCGGCAGCGGGACATTTAGCCCACTGGCCTTCCGGGATCGACATCGAATAGAGGGCGGAGGCATTCGCGGCGGTCAGTGGGGCGGAATTTACCGCAAGCGCATTCTCGAACACCATCTCGATATCGTCGATTGCGCCGTCGTGGACCTGATACACCTGCTTTGCAGCATCGACTAAAACGGGCTCGATGTTGAGACACCTGCCAAACGCAACCGGCTTAAGATTACCCGCGATATCCGAGGTGCCTTCCACGCCCCCGGTCCCGGCGAAGCTGGATGTCAGGAGGTTGGTCTTTTCTAGCCGATCTCCGCGACCCACCAGTGGAATGCTGACAATGGATTTTTCCGTCGTGTGGGCACCGCAAGTGCCCTCGAAATGCTGCTCATAAGCAGAAAAGGGTGCCCCTTCTTCGCCGACGAAGACGCGCGCGCGTGCACCATCAAACATAAGATCGCGCCACGCCGCAGCCGACCCGACAGCGGCAAAGGCTATTCGGCCATGATCAACCGTGAGATTGATCCTCCCATCCTCGACGACCTTAACGGTAGTCTGCGGTGTCTCGGTGAGGAAGGGTAGCCACCGGTTTCCATCCAGAATGACAGCGCTGGAGGACGCTCCCACCGACGATAGCCGTATGGTTTGGATAGCCCCGGTCGCGGGGACGATTGCAGAGATTTCGACGAGACAGATTTTCACCGAGTATTTAGGTCAAAGCGCGAGACCTTCGATGGTTAGTTCGATAGCGCGCAGGCTATTGGCAGGCGACTTGCCCGCCACATCGTTCTTGATCCGACCGAACACGACTTCCGTTTGCCAGTTCGCTGGTGTATAGTCCTGCGGAACGAACAACACGGCTTTGCGCTTACCAGCATCGACCAACGCGGGAAGCCAATCGTTGCGCCATGCATCCGCATCAAGCCACGAAATCTTTGCCTTATGGGTAATGACAGCCTTACGCGGAGTTATGATATCAACACCACCGATGGTTTCGATATCGGAGAAATCTTTGACGCCCTGTTCGCTGTCGAAGTCGATGCCTAGCACGGTGTTGGCTTGCCCCGCGACGATACGCTGCACTTCAGTATACGTGACAGGATGGGACGGCGCGGAAATGTCTATTCTGATGTAACGCTCGGTGCGCGCTGTTCCGAGGCGGATGATCGTCTTGCCAGCCCAATCCATGGGTTTGTTGCCGATGAATGCAGCGGTCGGCACGCCTGCGTATCCACCAGTGCCGGTGGTCGTGGCTCCAGTTCGAACCTGCACAGTATCGGTGGCGCGGAGGTTGTGGCCGATCAGCGCCACGGTGTCATATGAGGCAGGAGATGCGCCGAGATCGATGATCACATTGACCGTAGCGAGGGTGGCGGAGCGCCATGTTAGCCCCGGCTCATCGACATTACCCTGCGATGCAGGTGCGAGCGCCGACTGATTAGCCGACACTACTGTGAACGTGCGCGGGACGACAAAGAAAGCGCTCATCCGCGCGCCTTAAGTTCGGTTCGATCAAGTACCGGGTCAGTCTGCATCTCAACAAGCCGCATCGCTTTACCCGATAGCAACGGGAAATCGGCATCCGCGATGATGTAGCGTGGGATCGCCCCGGCTAAATCGGACAGCTTAAATGACCGTTGAATTTCCGTCGAATATACCGCAGCCGGTTGGCTAAATTCGGCAAAGTAGGCGGTAGCCAAGCTCGCCGCCGACGTTTGATCAAGCTGGGTATCTATTACCGTTTCGACCGCGCCCGGATATCGCGCCTGTACCGAACTATCGGAGCGGGTCTCGTATCTGTATTCGTTGCGGACGAATGCCGCTCTGTTTGCATCAAATTCAGCCATGATGGTATTTAGTAGGCAGCCGATCTTGTGAGCACCGCCTGCCACGCATTGGACACACCGCTTGCCGCGATGGCCTTCAAGCTTTCATCGATACTTTCGAGGCGAGCGTTCTGGATCGCTTGATTTGTCGTGATCGCATTTGTCTGCTCTTGGATCGCGACCACCGATGCGTCATCATACAACGTCGTGACGTTATCGATTAGCCCGTCCGTGGCTTCGAGCAGCATGCCACGGACGGACTGGAACTGCGCGGTGGATGAACCATAGATGCCACTGGAGAGTTGGAAAATCTCCTGTCCGAGCTTGGTGAACTTGTCCTGATCGACCGTTGTACCGGCTGCGATATCGCTGCGATATTTGTCGAATTCCGCCATCTTACTGTTAAGGCGGTTAAGGCTAGTGACGCCTGACCCGTCGCCATTCAAGACATCGCGGAAAGACTTCAAGCTATCGATTTGAGATTCGAGCGCTTCCTTGAGCTTGAGCGAACGATATTTCTCAATGTCAGCGAGTTCGCTTGAGGTAGCACCCATCTCTTGCATCTGCTTGACCAAATTATTCAAGGGCGTGTTGATCGCGTCCACGGCAGCCTTGATCGGGTTCTCCATGGCCGCGATCTCGCCCATGATGCCCTCCACCTTTTCGACGATAGACACGGCGGTATCCACGTCAGTGGCACCTTTCAGAGCGCGGGCAGAGAATGCCGACTTGAAGCCGGTCAGGACGCCATTCTTGACCATCTGCTGAATCGCATAGGTGACAGCACCAGCGGCATCGTCGTCGAATTCGACCGCGCCATTCTTGGTCTTGAGGCTGGTACCGCTGGTCTGGACACGCCAGTCACCGTGACGCTGACCGATGGTCACATTACCGGCAGCCGATGCGTTGACGGATGCGCCAAGACGCTCCGCAAGTTGGTTGACGCCAGCCATGACAGAGGTCGCGGCGGTGTTCGCGGCTTCTTTCATCTTTGAGCTATTTCCGCCCGTCGCTGTGATGTCGAGCACGCCAGACGCGTTTGCGCCGATGGTGGCCGAACCGGACTTGGTTTTTTTGAACAACCCGCCGATGACTCCGCCCGCAATAGACCCAATCATTGAACCGATTGGTCCGCCAACAAAGCTGCCCAGCGCCCCGCCCACCTTCGAACCAGTGGTTGAGAACTTTGAAATGCCAATCGCCTTCGCAAGGCCCGCGATCTGACCGCCCATCTCCGCGCCAGCGCCGAGCTTGCCCGCAGCCTCGCCCAGCCCTTTCAGGAGCTTGGAATCTTTGCCGAGCACGCTCTGAAGTCCCTTTGCGAGCGATCCATTCTTATCGAGCGCCTTGAGGCTGTCCACGACCCCGCCAAGGGCTCCGAGCGCATCTCCGACTTTGCCGCCGATCTGGTTCGCGAGGCCATCAATGGCCCCGGACATATCGTCGTAGAATTCGCCCGCGATGGCCTTCATGGAAATGGAGTATTCATTCGAAGCGCGCTTCATGCCTGCCACAAATTCAGGCGTTGTCTCGTTATAAGCCGCGCGAAGCTGGTCCACGACTTCTTTTCGCGTTTTTAATGCAGCGGCTTGACGTTGATCAACCGAACCATGTGTCTTTAGGGCTTCCGCGCCATAGGCTTTGCCAGCTTCGATTAACTTGTTCTTACGCTCAAGCGCGAGGTTCTCCCGCTCTGCCGCTTCGAGGATCGAAAGTCGCTTTGTGAGTTCTGCTTCGAGGCCAGTTCCTATCGCCTGCGTGAGTTGCTGGCGGAGCGGAATCATCTTGCTCCAAATCGTAAGTTCGTCCGCTGCACTATCAGCGCTGGCATTACGCAGGACATCGGCCCGGCCCTCTAACTCAAGCCGTGTTTTTGACGCAGCCTCAATCGATTCATTGATGCTCTTAATCGTGCCGCCGACTTCCTTTTGACGAAGCAGGATATCGAGGCGGGTATTTTCGGCAGAGGTCAATTCACGAGCCTTCGAAAGCTCGCCATCACCGAGAATTTTCCGAAGCTCCAACTGCTTGTTGTAAAGCTCCGATTCTCGTGTGGTCATCGCAGCCGCTTTCGCCTGCTCCTGCAACGTGGCCCAGAACTCGCGCTCTTTCTTGAGGCGATCTTCAAGGGTTTTCGCTGCTTTATCCTTGTCCTTATCTTTGTCTCCCGCAGGCGCGGCAACAGCAGCGTTGGTCTTTGCGGCGGCATCGCCCTTAAGCTTCGGCGCAATGCGGTTAAGACCGAACTCGTTCGCGCGGTTGATCAAGCTCTTAACGCCGTCTCGGACTTCCGTGCCGAAGCCGCTCATGTAGGCTTTGCCCATGTCGGCACCGAGCGTGACTGCACCGCCGCCGTCCATGCGACCGAGCTTAACGTTTTCGAGGGGCGCGAATGCTGCGCCAAGGGAATTCGCGAACGACAGCACGCGGTTGATGCCGCTGATCGTCTTGTTGATGAAATTCTCAACGAAGCCGAGCGCGGAGTTGAACGCGTTGGCAAAGATTGTGCCGAGCGCTTTGGGCAGGCCCGTCCAGTATGTCACCAGTGCGCGGAAGCCGCCACGGAAGTGACCCACCACCGCATCGACAACGCGAGCGGACATTTGGAGAAATCCTGCGAGGGAGAAATCGATATCGCTGAATACGGACGAGGCCATCTGCCCAATCCAGCCAAAGTTTTCAGTGAAGAAACCTTTGATCGAAGTGAATACATCACCAGCCCACTTGCCAAGCGAGGTAAGTTTCTCGCCTATCATCTCGAAGCTGGCGCGCCCGAGGTCACCAAGGCTGGCGAGGTTGCCCCCACCGATATTGATGGCATCGCGGAAGTGATAGAGCAGCGCAATCGTCGCGGTCAGCGCTACCGCAATGGCACCGATGGGGTTGGCCGCAATCGCAGTGGTGAGTCCGTTGACGCTGCCCTGCACCAATTTTAACCCCGCAGCCGCAAGCGCAGACACCGGACCTGTGGCACCAAGCGCGCGTTGGAGGGCGATCACCTGACCGACACCGCCAGCAAGACCCTGCGCAGCGGTAGCGGCCTTGAATGCGAGGAAGCCCGCCGTCGCAGCGATGGCGACACCCACCAGTGCGTCCATATTATCGACGACAAAGCGGATAGCCGCTCCTGCCGTAGACATGACCGCGCCGATCAGCGGAGCCACGGTGTCGAAGGCCTTGCGGAAGACCTTGCCGATTTCCGTGAATTTTGGGGCCATCTCTGCGGCCCACGCTTGGATATCGACGACGATATCACCAAGCGTCTTCGAGATGCCGAAGCCCTGCGAGAACGCGCCCGCCATGATCTTGGCCGTGTTCATCGCGCTGGTGGAAACGTCCGCAAACGTGACGGGGATCGAGGCGAACTCTTCCTTCATCCGCGCAATTACTGCGGTGTTGGTCAGGGCCTTGGTGATCTCCGCAGCGGTGATCTTACCCTCTGCCGCCAGTGCCTTGAGGGCACCGCGCGGGACGTTCATCGACTGCGCGAACACTTCCATAAGGCGCGGCGCGGCCTCGTTGATCGATGCGAATTCGTCGCCCGCGAGCTTGCCCGCGCCAAGCGCCTGTGAAAGCTGGAGTAGGGCCGATGCAGCCGCGTTGGCCTCGGTGCCGCCAACCTTGAGGGCCATTGCTGTGGTCGTGGTAGCAGCCGCAACCTGCGCCTGTGATAGGCCAAGTGTGTCTGCGTTGCGCGCCATCGTCGAATAGAGGTCCGCGACCGAATTGATATCGCTGCGGGTGCTATTTGCGATGCGGGCGACATCGGCTTGTGCGGTAGCGTAGTCGCCCACCGCACGGGTGGCGAGCGTGAGCTTTGCGACCATCTCCGAAGACTTGTCGGAGAGGTGCATGAACCCGGCAGCCGCACCAGCGAGGCCAAGGGTCGCGATGACGCCACCGAAACCACGGAAAATGGCGGTCAGACGCGAGCCGTTCGCGCCGAGGTTTGCCGCCGCGCTGGACGCGCTGTTCGAGTTTGCCGCGAGTGCGCGAAGGTTCGCGGCAAGCTGCTGCGCAGCCGTTCCGGTCTGGACTATGCCAGTCTGAAGGCCGGAAAATCCGCCCGCTCCGATGTTTTGTATTTGCGTGTGGAGAGTGCGCAACGAACGCTGCGCACTACTCATATCGGCTTCGATTTTTATAATGCGGGTCGGCTGCATGACCGTATTTATCGTCATGCAGCCGATCTCTGTTGCGTCTACGGCTTGGTCTTCGGCCTGCTCTTAAGAGACTTCTCGGCGATCATCGCGCAATATGCGATATCGACGTTTCTGGTCACCTGAATGAGCGCTTCACGCATCTTACCGCTGACTTGATATTCATCCGCGTAAGCCCGGATGGCGGTAAAGGGTATCCGCGAAATGCCTTGGAAGGCCGGGGGCCGGTCTGACCCGAGGTCGTTGAAGACGCTCCAATACCACTTCGATGCAGGTTTGATGAGCGGCGCATCCCCTAATGCTTCCAACGCGTCGGCTTTTGCCTCATCACTGCCATTACGCGCCATGTCCATAAGGTCACTCAATTCATCTCCCTTGAATGACATCTGCCATTCAAGGAAGGCGATTAGTTTTTTTCGGCAGCCTCGGCATCGATTGCGTAGAATTCTTCCGCGACGAAATGCTCCGATGCGGTGAAATGCTTCCAAAGCTCGGCATATACGTGATCACCTGCGGGACCGCTAAAGTAAGCGGTCGCGGCTTCGATGCTGAATGGCACGTCTTTGCCCTTGAGATTCTTCACGTCTGACCAGCCCTTGAGGATGTTTTCGATGAAGAGCAATTTTCCTTGGGCGATGCCCTTCAATTTGCCAGTTCGGATCGCTTTTGCGTGACGGGCCTCAAATTGCTTATTGAGTGCTTCAGTGCGCTTCGAAAGCGGGTCGAGATAGATGCAATGGAACGTGCCATATTCGCGGCCCGAAAGGACCACGGTGAAGCCCACGCCTTCATCAGCGATGGTCGAATCATAAGGTAACGGCGCGTCGAATTCAAAATCTGACATGTGAAATGTCTCCTACAGATTGTTACGGAGATATTTATCCAAGTCAAAAGAAAGAGGTGCCCAGCAAACTGGACACCTCTCCCGTAACTCCACTGTAGTGTGGAACTCTTAAGTCAGACGCGACCACACGATAGACGCGTCACCGGCTGCGGTAAGGGTCATCTTCGCAAACATGCTTCCGCCCTCTTCCTCGTCCTCTGGCAATGAGACGTTGCCCTTGAACGTCAGGCGATAGCCATTTGCACCAGAGCCGAAATCGACGGTCGCAGTGACGATGGAATTCGAAGTCGTAAACGCTGTTTCCGCGTCCCAATTTTTGCGCATAACCGACAGTGCGAGGGTACCGGTGCGGCTACCTTCCGTGCCGATGCCACCGGCTGCGGTGCTTCCAAAGATGTATTGCGCTGAACGCGAATGCTCGACGTTGTATTCGAGCTTGGTGTACTGCACGCCGGTCAATCCGCCGATGGAGACGTTAGTGATGTCAGCGCCCGAGAGAAGAATTGGGAGAACCGAAGGCGAGTAAGTAGCGCCATTAAAGACCGCAGTTGTGTGCGTTGCCCCCATACCGATGAGTTCATACGATGCCCCGACAGTGCCAGAACCAGCGGTAGCGGTGATCGACATTTTGTTAACTTGCAGACCAGTGGCGCGGCGGTAGTTTGTGACAGCGCCTTCCCTGAAGCTCTGCTCAATCGTGAACGAGGTATCAACGTCACCAGCGGTCAAAGAGTTCGAAACCCACGAACCGGAGTGCGCAGATGCGAGCAAAAGATCGGTGACAGTCGAGCGCGAGAAGTCATTCTGAATGGAACCTTCCGCGCGATAAGCGGTCTTGGTGGCACCCGCCGCGTTACGACCCGGCAAGTTAACACTCGATGTTGCGACATCTGCGACGAAGGTGATGCTGTCGCCGGGCGAGTAGGGGAAATACTGGAAAACAGGGGCAGCGGGTGTAAGGCCCGGCACGGCCTCTGCTACAAGGTAAAGTTTCTTGTCGGACGGATTAGCCATTTTTGCGAAGCTCCAAAATTTGATCAAAGGAGCGTAGCGGTGGCTCCGGACTTATTTAGCCCGGCAGCCTGCATTAAACGTCGTCAGCGTAAGCTCTGATGGACTCGTAATACACCGACACCTGCGCGTAGTAGTAACCGGTCTGCGGGTCCGTTCCGGTCGCCCCATGGGTTTCAGTTTTGAAGTTGATTGCGAAGTCCGGGGATTGCCAGTTTCGAAAGATTTTCGAGAACTTATCGATGGTATCCGTGAGAGTCTTTTCGCCTACGCTTTTAGGAGAGTAGACGGTCAGCCAAGCGCGCCCGTTACTCATCATTATGCCGCCCGCACGGTCTCCGGCGTGGTGCTCCGTACCGGTAGGTTTAATCGCGAAATGGACATGCAAAGTGGTGGGCCTTGGCTGTTCCGGGCCGAAATCCATCAGCACCGGGATGGCGGTATCCCACTCGTCGAAGAAGCGCTTGCGGATGACCGCAGTATCTCGTGTCAGCATCAGGGTTTCCGCACGACAGCATCTGTCGCGGCCTCCACAAAGCCTGCGGCAGTCGGGTGGAGAGCATTGACAGCTTCGACGTATTCGACGTTGTTGGTGACCGACTTGCTCGCGGGATCATAGTGCCAAGCGCCGCGAAGCTGGCCCGTATCCACGGGGCTGCGCATCTTGAGTTCGGCCTCAAGGTTGAACCCCATCGCGTCCACCTCGTCGTCGAGCATTTTCAGGAAATCGTCCCCGTTGCCGCCAGTGACTGTGATCCGTCCCGCCATGTTAGTTCACCGTCGCAGAGTAAAGGATCGCGGTGCCGTTCGGGGCAATCGTCGAGATCGACGCGACCACGAAGGTGCGCGAACCGATGGTGATTTGATCGTTGATCTTGGGCTCCACGTTGAGCGTGATGACCGTCGAAAATACGAGACGGCCATCAGCGGCCCGGCTGCGCACGTCTTCGCTGACCGCGCGGCAACCGATGATGTCGGTTGCAACGTCCTCGTATTCGCCCATGACTTGGTTGTAGCTCTGCCCCGATGCGGCGCGGGTAATCGTCGCATCGGTGAACATTTCACCGGCTGCGAAATCCAGCGCCAACGCCTGCATTTCGTCGAAGAAGCTCATGGCAGGAGTCGAATTTCGCTGACCGACGAAGACCGGGGGCGCGCAATACGCGCTAGGATCGCGGTGATGACTTCAAAGCGGTCACGGGGAGTGTCCGGGGTCGAGTAGACGACCTTGGTGGACATCGATCCGAGTTTCTTTTCCGTCTCTGTGATGCTGGCGGGGGCGGGCGCGACTAGATCTTCAGCGAGCGCGATGAACGCCAGTTCGATCACTGCTTTTTTCAGCGCAGCCGGGATGGTGGTCTGTGCGATCAGAGGAAGCGCTAAAGCCTGTGCAGCCGTGGCGCTATCGCCGAAACGGTAGTTTGAATCGATGTAGTCGGTTGCGCGGATAAGCGCGCCTTCCCTCGCCCCATCGGATGCAGCCGCCCACGCCGTGCGATGACGGTCAGCGAAGTAAGCATCGGCTTCTGCCAACGTGACGTAGCAGTTTGCATCAGGTAGGCCCGCGCCCGTCTCGGTAATCATGCAGGTATTTATCAAAAAGGCCCCTCACGTGAGTGAGAGGCCCTTTCTGTTATGGCGACATCAGATAATGCCGAGGCGGTGAAAGTCGATTAGGCGAGCTTGCACTTAATCAGACGGACGCCGACTTCGGCAACCGGAATAGCTGCCTGCCAGTTGGTGCCGACTTCGAGCGCCGAACGTGCAACGCCGGTTGCGCCCTTGTAATCGACGCCATTGATCTGGCCGACCACCGAGTAACGGCTGTGCAGGATGTCACCGCCCTGACCGCCTGCGCCGTTGGCGAGACGTTCGACTTCGAACGAGGTGGAGCCAACGGGGCTGCCCGACTGGAACAGGACCGCGCCGGGACGGGCAGCAACCATCGTGGTGTCGCCGAACGCGGCGGTACGAATAAGTTTGAAGCCATTCCAAGTGGCGAAATTAGGATCAACGTCGCCCTTCTGGCTGAAACCGCCGTTGACCTTGTCCTTCTGCAACAGCGCATACTGCGCAGGAGAGACGAATAAGGTGTCGAAGCTGGTGGCGAACATTCCTGCGGTGAGGCAGGCTGCGTTGACCAAATCGTACGACAGCAATGCGGTGCCATCCCCGTAGGTGAGGGCAGCAAGCGAAGTGGCCTTTGCCGCGCCGACAATCGACGAAGTGATGACCTTCTCGAATGCGCCGTTCCAATAGCTGGCGATGCCAGCGGAGATGCCACCGGCAGCATCATACTGCGTGATCATGGTAGCGAGTGCGGCGGTACCCCAACCCTGATTGAGGTCGTGGCGCAGGACGTTGAATTCGCCTGCCGTCATCTTGCCCACGTTGCCGGGGACGGTGATGTCGTCAGTGCCAACGTTAGGCTCATCGCCTGCTAGCGGATTGATGTAAGAAACGCTCTGCTTGCGACCACCGCCAGAGAGCACATCAGCGGTCCCCTGCGATGCAACCGCAACGCCCGATGCGAGTAGCGGGAAGGTTGCAGCGATGCGAGCATCGACGCGATTAGCAAGACGCTTCTCGCTCGGCACAAGATCAAGGATTGTAGTGTTGGTAATAGCCATTTGGAACTAAACTCCGATTAATAGTGGTGATCAGGCCCACTATTCGGAGCCCGTGGGCGAATATGAGTTCGCTCACGGGTATTTAGTTTTATCGTTGATTGGCCCGACTGATCGAGGCAATCTTAAGACTTAAGATCAGAGCGCCCCCACGAGTCCGCGAGTGCATTAGCGGCTGCTGGATTTGCATCTGCGAAGCGGTCCCACTGGTTTAATTCTGTTCCGGTCGCGGGTGCCTTGGTCCACTGGTGGCCCTTCGCATCCGTACTGCCGGTGGTGCTCAAACCGCCATTCGCAGTGGCTCGAACAAAAATGCGGTTGCCTTCCTGCCCGAGGTAATCACTGATCGCCGTTTCCAACGGCAGGTTGTCGATTACGGCGCGATCTTCGATGATCGAAGCACGGCCCTTGAAATGGCTAGTCAGCACATCGATGGCCGACTCGTGGACGTTCGATTTCGCCAGCACGGTGGCGATGTTGTTATCGATCAAATACGTCTTAAGTTTGTTGTCACGTTCTTCGATCTGCGCAGTGAGACGCTGCATTTCATTGGCATGGAGAGTCTTAAGGGACTCGACATCGCCCTTCTTTTCGAGCTTTTCGCGTTCAGCGGCTTCGGTTGCAGCTTTCGCGTTCTGCTTCTCGGTGAGAAGCTTGGCATTCGTGGTCTTGAGGCCTTCAATTTCGGCGTTGTGGCGAGCCTCAAGCTCTGCCATTTTCTGCGCGATCAGCGCCGCGACTTCTTCTTCGTTCATTATCAATCTCCCGGAGATTAGATCGGCACCACCATGGCGGGTTGATCAATCTCCCAGAGATCGAGGGGCCCATCGCGCCTTCCGCGATGGTGTATTTAGCTAGTCTGCAAATGCCGCTGGTTTGAGCTTACGCAATTCATCCAAACTTATGATTGTTCGATCATCGCGTACGAAATCGGAGAGGCGGAACTTGCCATCGCGCCAGAGCTTCGCCTTGGTCTTGCCGAGAATAGCTTCCTGACGGGCCACGGACTGGCCCTTGAGCCACGATTCCATGTTGCGCGGAGACGCGATCTGCCCATCCATGCTGGCACGCACCTTGTTCGAATATTCGGCACGGTCGATACCAAGCTCATCGTAGCTTTTGACCACCGGGATCGAGATCGAGCGCGAATTTGGGTGCAGCGGTGGGCGCGGTCCTTCGCCGATTTTAAACATCTGCCCGTCATAGGCGGCGCACATCGCGCATGTTCGGAGGTCGAGGGTAGCGACGAACTGCCAGCCCTTGAGGATACGCTCGTTGGCCGCATAATTGGCATGCGCGGCATCGTTGGCGACCTGCATGACGGCGGTGCGGGTCATCTGCCGGAGCTTCTTCCGGGGCAAATCCAACCCGTTGTTGAGCACGCCGCGAACGATGTCGTCCACGGACTGGCCTGCGATGATGCCGGTGTTGACCGCGCGCTCGACCGCCATAACCGTCCCCGCCGATAGTGCATCGATTGAGGTCGCCAGCGAGAGCCCGTTTACGACGCTGCCGGTGGCGAGTTGTGTCAGTACGGCGGGAGCCGGGGTTGTGATCGTGACGTTGACCGGGATGGCGGTGCGCAGGGCATCGGCCTGCCATTCCCCCTCATTGAGCGCGATCTCCTTCAGCGCAGCGGTCAGTTCCGTGCCGGTCTGGCTATAGACCTTGCCATACAGGCCCCGGACTTCCGCGATCAGATTGGTCAGGCGCTCGGTGCGGCGCTTACTGGTGTCACCGGAGACCGCGATCTTTGCGAGGCGCTTGCCCAGCAATCCGACAAGATCGTCCTCCGCATTCTTCAGAATGCGTTGGAGGTCACGGTCAATGCCGTTCGCGGCCTTGAGGTTATGCAGAGCATGGCTGACCTGAAGATCAGTGAGCTTTTCGTTGACGGTTGCCACGGTCAGTCATCATCGCCGGGGTCAATCTGCGCAGCCGGTAGAGCCGCTATTGCGGTGAAGTCAGCTTGAAGCCGGGTTTGCTCCTGCATCTCAAGCAGGGCCGCGTAGGTCTCGTAATCGAGGCTTTCGGGAAGCACTTCGCCATCACGCAAGATTTGGAACAAGACTTCATTCGGAATACGCCCGGCTTGATAAAGGGCAATGACCTGCCCCAGAAGCCCAGCATCTATCGACTGCGGAAGGAAGTCGGTGTTCAGGGCGAGGGAAACATCCGGCTTCTCACCCATCCATTCCGCAACGACCTTAAGCGTGGTCTCTGCGCAGGCAGCGGTGTGGCGAACGAATCCCGCGAGCGTTGCGTTTTCCGAGGCTTGGCGACGTGCAACGGTTTCTGCCGCCTCTGCTGCTGCCTTCTCCTCGATGGCGAGCATCCGTGAGCCCATGATGCCAAGCGCATCCGTGAGGTTTTTAACTTCATCCTTAAGTAGCGACAACCCGCTACCTTTGAATTCCAGATATTCGACCTTGGTGTCTTTATCCTCAAAACGCCACATAGAATTGATCGACATTGTTAGTTCAACGTCGTCTTTGACCCCGCATACCACCAGCTTGGGGCGGGAGAGGTAGATCAGAGCGAGTTCTAGCGCCGCGCTCTTAAGGTAGTGGGTCTGATTGAGTGCAGCGAGATCATCGAATGGGCTGACATCTTCCCCGTCTCCGAGCGAGACAAATGGGATGTAGGTCATAGGCTGCCCTTGCATTAAAGGCTGACTTATTTCGACGCGCTGCCATTCGCCCTCGACCTGAATATGGCGCGCCATGGTGTAAACGCCACGGTCGAGATAAAGATCGAGAACCGCATCTTCGCTTTCGCGTAGGCGGACACGCGACAGCGCCTTACGCCCACGTCGGACACCGTAAGTGATTTCGAGTATGGCTTCGGCGGAGAATGGCGCGATGAAAGGTCGAAGGTCTTGCTCGTAAACATCGGCAAGGCTGGCGCCTTCAGGCACTACCGGGTGAATGACGAGGAAACCCCCGTCGTTGGTCATGCAATACTCGCGGAACGCCCACTTAAGCATCTGCTCAAGTGTTTTTCCATCGGTGGTGATGACATCCTTTATGGAGTGAAGAGACTGCGGCGCACTGATCGTGTATTCCTTGCGGAAGACAAGTCCGGTGTACATGTTTAAAGTTCGTGCGGTACCGGGAAAATAGACTGTAGAATCGAGATAACGGCGGTAGTCGTGATCCGTCATGTCCTCTTGTGGAGGGAGGTAGGCTGCACCTGCGCCTTTGATGCGGTCTACGCCCGCGCAGTGGTCCTTGGTTCGTTTGAAAAAGGGCAGGCGAGAGGCGCGTTCTGGCGAATAATTATTGATGGCGGACATGCCATATTTAGCATGCCTGTTCGAGATGATGGCTCGACGTGGCCGACACACAGAGGTGAATAAATTGTCCGACGTTCAAAATTTTGAAAATGGTTTGCAAAAGCTTGCCACGATAGTCCCCAAACTTATCGCAGGCGTGCGTGACTTTCTTCAAAGCGATGAAGTAATATCCGTCATGCGAGTCGCTCATCGCAACTTAATTTGCCAAGACGCTGGATGGCTTTTTCATTATACCACGCCAATTCACCTGTTCACCGACGAAATGAATGCTCGTGATGCTGGCACAATGCTAGAAGAGTATTACCGAACCAACTGGCCTGACATTGAAACATCGTTTCGCCATGAGCTTCAAGCCTCGGATGTTGACGATGAAGCCAAAGCAGCGTTCGACGAAGCCCTACGTGCGCATCGCGCCGGTCTCTATCGGTGTTCTGTCCGCACCCTCTTTCCCGAAATCGAGCGACAGGCGCGTATCCACTTCAATGGCGGGAAGTTGAACAGCCTCGCAAGCCTCAAGGAAGTCCGCAAGGCTATCGGCGGCTTGGGGTGGAGCGAATTACAAGAGGCGAGGAACGGCCCCGTCTTTGTTCAATTCGCGACCATGGCGCACCACCTGTACGAAAAAGTAGAGACGCAGGAGAGCTTCGAAAAGTTCTCGGCGACACCTATTCCGAACCGGCATGCGGCGGTTCACGGATTGATATCCTATGACAGTATGCAGAGCAGTATCGCCGCACTCATCATGACCGAATTTATGTTCAGGATGATCACTTTCATCAAAAATCGGGATGCCTCACCAGAGACCAGCAACCCGGCTTGATCCACCGCCACCTGTGCGAAGATTGGCCTCGCCGACCATTAAATCAATCACGCTCCAGACAAGCGCGTCCACGCGGTCAGGCGATGTTCCGCGCTGACCCTTTTTGTAAGTCGATTCCAGCGCGAACATTTGGTCCTCAAGCAATGGGAATTCACCGACGTGATGGATCAATCCCTTGCTGTAGATGTTCGCCACCGGCTCCGCTCGCGAGACCTTCGAGGTCTTGGCATTAAGCAAGTGGATATTGGCCAAGGGATCAATCGACTCCAGAACGGTGCGGAGTAGCTCGTGACCGTGGTTGCCTTCCACTGAAATACGGTCGGCCTGCCAGCGGTGGTAGGCGTCGAGCACGGCCTTGCCCCACACCAGCGGCAGCCGCTTGCACGACAAATCCTCAAGTATGTAGCCGTGGCCCTCGTGATCGATCCCAGCGACGATGATGCCAGTTTCATCGCTCTTGTCATTGGCCGTCACGGCTGGATCGACTGCAACGATGATGCGCACGAGCCGGGCCCGCCATTCGTCGATTGCTTGTTGGCGCTCTGGACCGTCCGGGAGGCCGTCAACGCGGTTGTCGTGGACCCATCGTTCTGGGAATAAAGCGTCAGCGACATCGGAGCCCCAATCGCCATCAAGGAATCGTTTGCGGGCAGCGGGATCAAAGCCCTCCAGCGTTCGGATGTAATCGGCACCAAGGTTTTCGATGTTGTCGCTGGGGTGTAGTTTGACCCACGCATGGGTGGCACGATTGTCGAGTTGGATGCGAGTAGTGGGATTGACGCGATCTCGAAAAAGGCGGCAGAGAAAATGGCTTTCTTTCGTCGGATTGCAGTCAGCGATCAGTTTATTGATCGCTACCCTTTCCTCGCCATCAATGCCAACGAAGGTTGCTCGTTGACGCACTCGCGTGCTGATGTCGGTCCAATCCTGATAATCGAATTGGGTGGCCTCGTTTAAAAATGCGGTAAGATACGTGCCGCCTAGAAGTTTATCGCGCGCCTCGCCCTGCTCCAGTCCACCGAACTTGATCACCGAACCATTGCTATAGGTCGCGGTAAGTTCTTCACGGTTGACCGTCAGCGTATCTTTAAGGCCGGGCTTCGAAGCCAAAACCTCCGCCCAAACCTGATTCCAGAGCGTGGCTTTGCACGATGCGCGCGTGCGCCTTAAGACGAGGTGTTGAGAGCCGGGAATCGCTACACAAAGATCATGCAGGTATTCGAGGATGAGGCGGCTTTTGCCAGACCCCGAACCCGACGTGAGCAGGACATTAGTTGCTGTTGAATAGAGCGCCCTCTGTGCGCGAAGTTGGCCCGGATTGGGTTTGAATGAGTTGGTGATCACTCATTATTTAGGTCGAGGCACGCGGAGGCCTCGAAGTTGTGCAAATCGGTCAGCGCCCGGTTGCCAATAATCTCTTGCGGGTTAGCGTGCAGGATCAATCCATGCCGAGTACCTCAATGTCTTACAGTGTCCGACACCAAGTCTTTGTCAGTTCTACATTCACGGATTTGATCGAGGAGCGCACCGAGGTCATACAAGCGCTGTGGGAACTCGACTGCATCCCAACGGGCATGGAAGCATTCGTCGCGTCGAATGAGAGCCAGTGGGAAGTAATCCGCAAGGTCATCGACGAGTGCGACTATTACGTCCTTATCATCGGCGGACGTTACGGCTCGATAACCGAGGATGGCGTGAGCTACACGGAGAAGGAATACAGGTACGCCAAGAAGATCGGCCTTCCTGTTCTCGCATTTGTGCATGGAACGCCGGAAACAATCCCAGTCGGGAAAGCAGAAAAGGTCGAAGCCAACCGACTCAAGTTGGAAGCGTTCCGCTCCGAAGTGATGGCCGAATATCCCGTACGATCTTGGTCATCGGCCTCCGAGCTTGGCGGGTTGGTGTCTCGATCACTGGTACGGGAAATCAAGGTCAACGCACGTCCGGGCTGGATCAGGAACGATGGTTCATCGCCGATTGCGCTGCTGGAACGGATAAACGAACTGACGGAAGACAACCGCGCGCTGCGGGATCAGCTCGCCGTTCACGTCGATACTGTTTCTGACCCCACGCTGGAAAGCGGCAAGGATAAGATCGAGATACATGGTATACGCGATGTCTATATTTCGGGGGGTGGTGGCTATCAAAAAGTCGATTGGAACATTCTGGTCAGTTGGGATCAAATATTCCGAGACATTGGCCCTGCGCTGATTAATGAAACTACGGATGACAATTTAAAAAGGATACTGTCGCACTTTGCGGATTGGGACGAACTTCCAGACAATTACACGGATCGCGGCAACAGTCACATTCTGGTCGATAGCTTTAACGAGATACTTATTCAGTTCCGTGCTCTCGGCTTAATCGATCAAGGCGTCAAGAAGCGTGGCGTGAATGACAAGGGAAGCTATTGGCGGATCACCCCGGCTGGTGACCGCCACCTTATCGGCCTACTCGCGAGACGGAAGGCAGAATAGATCGCGCCGCTATATGGGCAGCAGCAGGCGAAAGGTTTTTGATAGTATCCGTATCGAAACCGAGTGAGGGGGCCTCATCCGGCCCGAGGGGGTATACCCCCTCTCTCACGATACATTGGAATCAATCTTGATTCTTTTATTACGCGCAAACATTTCGGTCGAACGTTGATTCTATTGTTGCGCAGCATGGACCGTTTTAACCACGCGCTGAACGACGCTGCTTCCGACGTTCAATTCCTTGGCAATCTTGAGCATTCCCCAACCTTGCGCGCGAAGGTCCATGATCTTGCCCTCCACGGTCTTGGAGACGGGCTTGCGACCCAGCTTCACGCCCTTGGCCTTGGCTCGCGACAATCCTGCGTTGACCCTCTCGACGATCATGGCGCGCTCGAACTCTGCGAAGACACCCAACATTCCGAACATCGCCCGGCCTGATGGCGTTGAGGTATCGAGCCCTTGGATATGCAGGTAGAGGTTACAGCCAACGGCCTGTAGATCGCCTAGGAAGGCCACGAGATCACTCAAAGAGCGTCCGAGGCGGTCCACTGACCATGAGGCAATCATATCGATCTCACGGCGCTGTGCGGCCTT